TCGTGCGTTGTTGTTGATGAGGCGGCACAAATTGTTGACCGCAACTCTATCGAGGTATTACATTCTGGCATGGTGGCACGGCAAAACCCGTTGCGCATATATATTACAACCGCATCGTTTACCAAGGACACAAAGTTTTACGAAGATTTGTCGATGGTGCAATCTATGTTGCGTGGTGAAGCAACGGACAACCCGCATTGGTTTGGATTGCTCTACGGCTTAGACTTGGGCGATGATTGGCGAGAGCCAAAGAACTGGGCAAAGGCAAACCCTATGCACGGCATTAGCGTCTTTGAAGATGCGATTGCGGCACGCGCAGAGGAATCAAAGCATAAGCCAGCGGCACTTAATGAATTTCTTTGTAAGACATTAAATGTTTGGGTGTCTGCAAATGCGGCATGGCTTGATCGAGCAAATTGGGATGACCCTTCTTGTTGGATATTGCCACGTGAAGATGAACCAGAGGCGGTGTTCTTGGGCTTTGATTTGGCGGCAACGCGAGATTTAAACGCAGTCTGTACGCTTAAACGATATAGCGAATTGGACTACCATGCAGAATGGCAATTCTTTTTGCCAGAGGAAAGTATGCAGTTAGTGCCAAAACACTATCACGATATTTTCCAAGTAGCGATTGCAAGCGGTATTTTGAAACTCACAGAAGGCAACGTCATGGATGATCGTGAAATCAGCGATCACATATTAAATAATATATGCAACAAGTATGACGTTAAAGAGATTGGTTACGATGCATACAACGCGGCAAGTTTAGTAGCGCGTTTGCACGATGCGGGTTTACCCGTAAAAAAGGTAGGTCAAGGCATGGCAGTCTTAAACAATCCAAGCAAGTATGTAGAGAAATTAATTCTTAACAAACAAATCAAGCATGACGGCAACCCGTTTGTTGGTTGGCAACTAGGCAACTGCGAAGTCTACACAGACGTAAACGGAAATATCAAGGTGCGCAAGAACGAAGCCGATAAGTCTGCAAAAGTTGACGGAATAATTGCAATGATTATTGCGGCACATTGTTCACTTGACCATCCGTTTGTATCAAGTAGTTTTGGATTTCGTGCGTTTTAGGTTAGTATCCGTGTAACTATACGGGGGTTATATGGCTTTATTAGATATTTTCAAGCGCAATAATAACGTTAATAAAGAGTCCAACGTTGTACTTGGGCAGTTGCAATTAGGCAATCAAGTTGTCATTGGCACACAAAAAGATCAGCCGTCACAACAACTGCTATACGTTACAACTGCAAGCACGACAACTGCTGGTCGCGTTGTTGATATGTCTATGCTTACGCGCAATTCAACGATCATGTCGTGCGTGGGAGTAAAGGCTAGAACACTTGCGCAATGCTCGGTGAAAGTTATGGCAGAGCAACCAGACGGAACGTTTGTAGATGCTTGCTCAGACCCAAGCGTTGGCAAGCGTGATCAAGCAAAAGCAAAACAAGTTCAAAGTCTTATTTACAACCCAAACAATTTCCAAAGTCTTTATGAATTTTGGTATCAATGGATGATGTGGCAAGATTTGGCTGGTGAGACATTTACGCTTTGGTGGCGCGACAAGCAAAAAGACATAAATGCAACGCCAATCGAAATGTATAACCTAGATGCAACGCTTGTAACAGTACGCTTGTCGGGTACGCGTTATCCCCAATACGTTTTAAGTTCGCCCTCGTACGGCTTTAGCAAAGATCAACCGCTAGATTATTGGCAAGTAATGCACATTAAAGAAGCGGCATGGCAAGGTTCGTCTGGTTTTAACAAGGCAATTTTGGCAACAGAATTAGTAGCACTTGATCAAGATATAGATTTATATGCCAACTTTATTATGCAAAACGGGGCAAAACCCTCTGGCATATTTAAAACTGATCAAGTTATACCAGACGCAAAATATAAAGAGATTGCATCGCGCATCAAAGAAACTTGGAACGCTATGACAGGCGGTCGGGCAACTGACCCAAGCAAAGCGGGACAAGGCATGTTGCTTGATCAAGGTATGACATACGAGTCGGTCAAGATGTTAACGCTACAAGATGCAGATGCGGCAAATTTAAAAATGCAAACTATGACACGCATTTGCGCCTTGTTTGGCGTACCTCCGCAGATGCTTGGATTGGCAGAAGGCAAATTTAATAATACTCAAACATTGCTGGATGAGTTTTATAAAACTGTGATGTATCCGACTGTGATCAACATTGAGCAAAAGTTAAAACAGCATCTATTCCGTGGTTACCCTAATCTGTGTGTTCGCTTTGATACCAAAGATTTTCTAAAAGGCGCGGCACTTGATCAAATGAATTTTGTCACGGCTGGCGTAAAAAGCGGTATTATGACGCCCAATGAGGCACGCATATACATGAATATGGCAACGTTGGATGGTGGCGATGAACTATGCGCAAGCGGTGGTAAAGCAGAACCAATGAACGGAAACAGCCCGCAAGATACTGGCGGTGGCGGTGGCAATCAAACCCGCAAAATGAATATAGGGGCAACCTGATGAATCAATTAAAAAAAGCACTTGCATATTTGACTTCACAAATTAAGAAACCTCGGGTTATACTGCCCGACATAGATAAGCCCCACAAGATACAAGACGATAATCAATCTATTCATAATGGGGTGATCAATGAACAAAAATCTGAATCTGATTTGCGAAGCACAAATACAACTGCGGGAAAACGCAAACGAGGCAGACCAGCCAAGCGGACTGATTGAAGCACGCGTTACAACTTGGGGCGCACGCGAAGGCGCAGATGGTCGCAAATTTAATTACCAGCCCGAAGGCTTCATGGATTGGGCAAAAGAATTTGCAAGCGGTGACAAACCATTACCAATGTTTCTAAACCATAACGACATGGGAATGCCCATGGGTGAATGGAATGAATTTATGTTTGATGAAGATGGTATGACTGCTAAAGGTCGACTTTATACAAACACAGTTGGCGGTAATGATCTATACCAAATTTTAAAAGAATCACCAAAAATGTTTGGCGGTGTTTCTGTTGGTGCATACGCGGAAGAAGCAATGTATGTAAATGCAGATGGTGAGCCAGACGATAGTGATGAAGCATATTTCCAAATCACTAAAGGCGGTTTGCTAGAGGTGAGCGTTGTTATGTATCCAAACAACCCATCCGCAGAAGTAATGAAATTGGAATACTTTGATGCAGAGGGAAAATTAAACCCTCGACATATTGAAAAAGCCTTGCGTGAGGCGGGCTTCTCAAGGAAAGATGCGACCACCGCATCTTTGGTTTTCCGCAAAATCTTGGAAACGCGTGATGCGTCAAAAGTGATTGTGGAAGAAACGCCAATACAGGGTGAGCCTGTTGCGGTGGTAAATGAAGCCGATGCATTGCTTGCTGTGTTTGAAGCACGCGAGTTAGCAGAAGCACTATCTAAACGTATCAAGTAAAGGACATACTATGTCAATGGATAAAGTACTGGAAAAGATTGACGGCATTGCCGCTCAAAACGAATCCAAAATTGAAGAAATCAAAACCGAAGTTATTGCATCTGTCGAAACTGCTAAAGCAGAATTTGCAGATAAAGTAACTGCGTTGGAAGCCAAAGTTGCATCCATTCAAGTGCCTGAGTTTATTCGCGCACCCCACAAAACAGTTCGCGGTGACGTGAATCGTAAAGTGCGTGAGCAGTTAAAAGGCTTTTACCAAGGTGGCACTAAGTTGCATACCGAGATCAAATTGTGGGCTGACGAAAGTGAGCATCAAGCATATTTGACAGAAGCATCACAGTTAACTGGTTCTGGTGCTGGCATTGGTGGTCGTACAGCGTATGACCCTGTATTCCACAAATTGCGTTTAATGAACCCAATGCGCGGTGTGTCACGTAACGTTTCGACTGATGGTTCTACCTACCAATTTAGAGCGAAAACGGGCAACGCTGGCGCGACTTGGGGTTATGCAATTAACAACAACCGCTCTGATGGTCCCAACCCAACAACTGAAGCCACTTCAGTTTGGCAATTAAACATGCAAGACATTAACGTGCAGTTCCCAATCCGTACTGCCGCGCTTGATGATATTGATGGTTTGGAAGCCAACGTTGTAGATGACATGTTGCAAGAATTCTCGCAACAGGAAGGTTTGTCAATGATCTTGAACAATGATCAGGCTGGCACTACTACAACATCAACTGGCGGTACTAACGGCTTGCGTGGTTTGAATCAGTATGGTGGCAACAATGCTTCTTATGCTGGTGGAACTATTTCTACTGCTGAGTTTGGTACAACTGGTTATGCATCTACTGATGGCTTGCACGAAATTGCAACCTATGATCAGATTACAACCAATGGTGGTACTGCAACAAACAATGTAACATATTTGGATTTGATTCAATTCATCCACAACTTGCCACAACAATACTGGAATGCTGGTAACGCTTTTATCATCAACCCAATAATGCTTGCTGGCATTCGTGGTTTGCGTGATGACAACGGCACTCCTGTGTTTGAGCGTATGTCACCGCTAATTTATGACGGCATTGTTGGTAAACTTTTAGGCTTTGACGTAGTTGTTAATACCTATTTGAATAGCCCAATTAGCGTTGGCGGTGGTGGTTCAACTTCCTTGTATCCAATGTATTTTGGTGATTGGAATCGCGGACACACAATCGTTGATCGCTTGTCTATGATTCTTCGTAGATACGAACAAACGGCTCC